GAGAAGCTCGCTAAGTATAAAGAGATGGCTGCATTCTTGGGCAGTAAGCGCTATACTGAAGAAACTGCTAAACAATACTTCAACGCCGTGTTCCCTGTTATTGCATACAACAAGGAAAAAGGACCACAACGCAAAGAGTTGTCCAAGTCTGCTACCCGTGCTTTGGAAGTACTCGGCACTCAACCCGGCGCTCGCTTTGCTGAGGGTTCGTGGTGGCAAGCATTCAACGCTGTGACATATTTGACCGACCACGAAATCGGTCGCTCACAAGATACTCGTCTACAGTCTGCTTGGTTTGGTGCTAATAAGAACCTAAAACTGAAAGCGCTCGAGACTGCAGTAGAGTTTGCTGAAGCAGCATAACTCAAACAAACGGTCAAGAGGGGGCGTTGCCCCCTTTTCGTTTTTGTGGTATCATACTGGATAAATAAAGATATTGTTGTAATCCCTTCAAAGCGAAGGAATTCTGGACGTGGGTTCGACTCCCACCAGGTCCACCAGAAAGAGTATTATAGTGGGTTCGCAAGTATGAGTCGCATTCTAAAGAGTGCCCTTGAACTGGATATAGTATTCTTCCTAATGGGCCTGCCATGGTTTCGACAGGGTTAGATAGCAGAGACGGCAACACGGTAGGCGATGACCGTAAATCAAGCAAAATTAATAACTGCAAACGATGAGTTATTCCTAGCAGCTGCTTAATTGCACTGCATGAGTTTTGCTAGTTGAACTTGGAAACAGAATCAACTAGCCATTATGTTTAATAACAAAAAAGGTATTTTTTATGAAATTGAAATTAGCATTAGTTATTGCCTTGCTTACTACATCCGGCATTGCATCAGCAATCGAAGTAGGTATCAACGCAGGCCGCTCATTCACTGGTACTGATCGTAACAACACCGGTATCACAATTGGCCAAAAGACTGGCGCAGTTGGAATTGAAGCTGGGTTTGATGCATTCCGTAGTGGTGTAGATCAAAACCGTTGGTCATTGATCGGCTCCTATGATGTTACTAAAGTTGCTGGCACAACCGTTGCTGTTAAAGCCGGCGGTGCATGGCTAGACAACAAAGGTACGACAAGTGATGGCTACACCGCTCTTGTTGGTGCTGGTGCATCATACCCACTATCTAAACAATTAGCATTGACTGCTGACTATAAATATCAGATAGGTCAAAAGCGAGTAGATCAATTCAACGGTAGCAACGTTACTGCTGGCTTGAAGTATTCGTTCTAAATACATTGAGGAGTTGATGGATCTCAATAAAACCATCATTTTATAAACACACACAAAAAGGAGACACACAATGTCTAAAACTCCATACGAGATTCGTCTCGATCTAATTAAGATGGCTCAAGACCAACTTAACCAAAGGTACTACAATCAGTTCGAAGTGGCAAGACACAACGCACAGATTGCTAGCGCACCCTTGAACGAAGTGCCTGATTTTCCAAGCACTGAACAATTGTTACTAGAGGCTGAAAAGCTGAAACAATTCGTAGATAAAGCTGACAAAAGCTAAATCGGGGGGCGTCAAGCCCCTTTTGTATAAATAACCTTATGTTTACTGTAAATAAGCAAACAAAGGTATACGAAAATCCAACTTGTAGTAGGGCAATAGACGAACACAAGGTGTTCACCAAAAGCTCTCACTACTTTGATAAAGACGGATTTGAATTAACACACGTAGAAAGAGAATTCTACTACGTTAATGGGTATACAATAACGGACATACTCAACCACACATGCTGTCAACAACCATGGATGACAGTTAAGTCCGATAATTTTTTATTGGACCATTGCATCATACTCCATAGATGCAATTTCGAGGGAGCAGCAAAAGAGCAGCTTCTTTTTTACAAACACCAAGTCCCAACACTAAGCCAGTTGCTACAGTGTAAACAAAAATGGGGTTTGGATCTTGCACTCGACTACTTCGATGGAGAAGATATGTACGAAGTACTACACGTCGAACAAGATTTCAATACTTTACAGGAGTGTACTGCCTATAAGGAAAACATCGAGAAGTTTGTCTTTGCCATTGATTGGGAAGACGCAGCAAAGCGATTGATTGCAAGGAAGGACGAATGGTCTTCTTTAATCGGATTTGCGCAGAACGATTGGAAAGCTAGATTTTTTGGCTTCCCTAAAGCAGAACTAACCCACAAAGCTCTAGTGTACTAACAGTACCAAACAAATTCCAAGTACATAGACACATACTAGGCAGAACATCTGCCAGTAGACTTTTGTGCCGTTTAATGGTACAATGATTGGAGCTTTTAAAATTAAGGAGGTATTATGAATAGGACATCTTATGCGCCTATGCTTAAAAACTTCGAACTTATGTTCAAAGGATTTTTCTTCATCGTAGGTCTTTTAGTAGTCGCTATGTTACTTAACACAGCAGTCAACGTCAGAATGGACAACTACACTAAAATGACAGGCCTACCAGCTCATATGTCCGTCAAGGAGAAAGAGCAACAAATGCAATGCCTGACGCAGAACATTTATTGGGAAGCAGCATCAGAGCCTTTTGAAGGCAAGGTCGCTGTGGCACAAGTCACTATGAATAGAATGAATAGTGGCAAATTTCCAGAAACTGTTTGCGGTGTGGTACAACAACGAAATATATTCTACGATAAAGTCGTTTGCCAGTTTTCGTGGTTTTGTGAATCGACATATAAGACAAGACCAGTTCATCCTAAAATGTGGGATGAGAGTGAGGCTGTAGCAAAGAAAGTATTGTTCGAGGGGTTTAGACTCGATGGTTTGAAAGAGGCTCTATACTACCATGCGGATTACGTCAATCCAAAATGGAACAAAGAGCGAGTTACTAAAATAGGTCAACATATTTTTTATAAGGATAGATAAATGGAAAAGTTCGATTTAATTCTAATGGCGTGTAAGAAGTTCGTAGCTGAAAAGTTCTCACATCTGTCATCGGAAGCTGTCGGGTGGCTAGCAATAGTGTTTATTCATTGTGCTACAATTCCATCGATCCTTTCACTAATAATTGGTCTATCAGATAAGCTGCCATCTCTTGATGTTGTTATGTTTGCATGGGGTGGCTTGTTGTTGATGTTTATCAAATCTTTGATACAACGCGACATGCTTAATATTATTACAATTGGCGTTGGATTTTTTATCCAAGCGTTCTTACTAGCACTGGTCGTGTTTAAATGATTGAAGATCAAATTAATGAAATTATAAACGTTCAAGACTTTCTCGTCACGATTGAAAAAATCGCTGAGGAAAAACGAATGGAATATCTTGACGCAGTATTATATTACTGTAGTCAGACTGGACTTGAGATTGAAACAGCAGCCGACTTGATAAGACGTAATGCGAAGATGAAAGCGCGGGTACGTCTTGATGCTGAGGGTCTTGGGTATTTTCCTAAAACTGCAAAACTACCTATATGAAACCTTTTACACCAAAGCCCGTAGTTGGGTTTACGTGTGGAGCTTTTGATCTTTTTCATGCTGGCCATGTGCTAATGCTGGAAGAAGCAAAGCAACACTGTGATTATTTAATTGTCGGATTGCAATCTGATCCTTCTATTGATAGAGCATCTAAGAATAAACCAGTACAGAGCATTGTCGAGAGACAAGTTCAGGTTAAAGGATGCCGTCATGTAGACGAAGTTGTAATTTACGATACTGAGAAAGACTTAGAAGACCTATTCAAAACATTGCCGATCGATGTTCGTGTGATTGGTTCTGATTATAAGGATAGAGAATTCACTGCAAAAGATTATTGCATTGACAATAATATTCAAATAGTGTATAATAAACGAACTCACTCATTCTCCACAACGGACTTGAGACAAAGAGTGTTCCTAGCGGAATCCATTAAACAACACTTAGAGCGATAATATGACTGGTTATGAGGCATACAAACTGTATGTCGCTTTGAAGAATCATTTTAATTCAGACACATACGATTACTTTCGTTATGGAGGAAAGACAAGGGCTAATGCCAAGTCTTTTGAAATGCGCCATGACAAATACTTCTTCAATAAACTAGCAAAGCACAAGGACACCGAAAGGTTTGTCCTTGCTAATATTGTTGAAGATAATCCTAATGTTTGGGTTGGTGATTTAGCAAACGAACAGCAAGCTGAGAACAATTACAAGACGTGGTTGAAGCGTCAGGAATCGTTGTCCTATGTGTTCACAAATGATCTTGACAATCTCAGCCCGAGTTACAACGATAACCTTGTAGTGGAAGGATCCAACCATCCTTTACTGCTTAAGTTATTGATGCAGAAAAAAGTGTCATTGGAAACTATTGTTATCCTTAATGACCTTTGTGGTTTCTTTAGACATTGGAACAAGAAAATCGAAGAAGATGTTATTTGGCCAATGGTGTACAAGAAGTGCAAGAAGTACAGACCATTCCTTAAATTTGATAAGGATAAACTAAAACAAATTGTTGTTGACAAATTCTCAACAATGAAGTAAGATAAATACTTCTATATTATGCATAATGTGGATACGACGATTTAATACATTTTATACAACGCTTATACGGAGAAATACATGAGCTCATCATTTGCCTCACTCAAGAAAAACAGCAAGTCACAATTCGACAAGCTCGTTACAGAAGTTCAGAAACTGAACGCCCCCACCCAAGGTTCACAAGAAGATAATCGATTCTGGAAACCAGAAGTAGATAAAGCCGGTAATGGTTATGCCATCATCCGTTTCTTGCCTGCACCTGATGGTGAAGATAAACCATACGTACGTATTTGGGATCATGGATTCCAAGGTCCTGGTGGCTGGTATATCGAAAAGTCTCTTACCACTCTCGGTGAGAAAGATCCAGTATCAGAATACAACTCTCAATTGTGGAACTCTGGTATTGAAGCGAACAAAGAATTGGTTCGCAAATACAAGCGCCGTCTCTCTTTCATCTCCAACATCTATGTTGTGAAAGATCCTGCCCATCCTGAAAACGAAGGCAAAGTAATGCTTTACAAGTATGGAAAGAAAATCTGGGACAAGATCGAACTCGCTATGAACCCAGAGTTTGAAGATGAACAGAAAATCAATCCATTTGACTTCTGGGAAGGTGCAAACTTCAAGTTGAAGATTCGTAATGTAGAAGGCTATCGCAATTACGATAAGTCTGAGTTTGAACCAGCAACAGCTCTATTCAATGACGATGAAGAGTTGGAAGCATTGTGGAAGCAAGAGCATTCGTTAGAATCTTTTGTTGCTCCTAAAGAGTTTAAGTCTTATGATGAGTTGAAAGCTCGTCTAAACAAAGCTCTTGGATTAGATGGTAATCCAGCTGCTGCTCGTACAACTGCTGCACAAGCTACTACCCCACCATGGGATGATGAGCCTGCAACAGCTGCTGCCCCTGTCGCTAAGACAATGGCACCAAAGCCTGCTCCTAAAAAGTCTCTAGATGAGTCGTTCGTAGAGGACGATGATAATATGGACTTCTTCAAGAAGCTCGCTGCTGAAGAGTAAAAAGAAAGCCCCGAAAGGGGCTTTTTTATTGGGAGATATGCTGGCTTAATACGACCTAGCCTATGAAGGTCCATAGGCAACACAGAAAAAGTTTTGGCTTGGAATATTAGTGGTGCGATTTACCCAAGCCGTACCGTCAGTTGTAGTTGCTACTTTTATGGTGGCGTTAAATCCTACGCATACGACAGTTCCAGCACCAGCGGCAGACATATACCATGGTCCTCCGCCTGTTGAAGTTGATGCGCTAGTCCACGATGTCCCATTGGTGCTCCAGTAACCAAGATTTGATCCTGATAATGCTATCCACCGGTTATATGTAGGATTATAAACCATGTTAGCAATCACGTGACTGCTGAAAGGAGTCCCACTACCAGTAGTTGTCCAAGAACTTCCGTTACTACTGTAAGTTAACTTACCTTCACCACTTGGCGCACCTGAAACATAAAGACCACCATTAGCTGTTCCCCAAGCAACCTGATTCCACGAGCTGTTAGTCGGGGGAGTACTTGATTGTGTCCAAGTAACCCCAGTTGGGCTGGTGTAAGCAGCCGCTCTGCCCGAGTCTATCGCGACAAATTGACTTTGAGTGGCACTCCATACGACAGATGAGAAAGACGCACCGCCCGGAGGGTTATAACTGCTTGCTGTCCAATTGACACCATCGGTACTCGTTAATATGTTGTTGGTCGGACTTCCAGTAGCCAGGATAACCCAATAGCCGCCACCATAAGCCGCACATCGCCAGTTGTTAGAAACCGGTAAGGTTGCTGAAGTCCATGTTTGTCCGTCAGAGCTGTATGCAGCCTGAGTGGTATTTTGTTTTGCTGCAAAAAACTTACCAGTGGAACCCCCACCCCAAGCTACAGCAAACCAGTTACCTGCACCGCCCGGAAGAGTTGTAGTATTCCAGTTAACTCCTGCATCTGTTGAATAGATGGCAGTGGCAGTACTGCCCAAAGCCACGAATACACTAAGACTACTCTTTCCATAACCATCACTCATTGATATAGCGCCACTACTTCTTCCGAATAGGGTACGAACGTTCGTATCGTTCATTGAGATTGTTGCTGTAGAAGATTGACCTAACTCAGTATTAACAGCGCTCAGACTTATTGCACCGGAAGATGGTAACGCCATTAACTGCTCTTATTAGATTCTAGTTGTTCAATACGAGCTAGTAGTTGTTCGATGGCTCCAAAGGATAGTATGGCCAGCTTTCCATAATCAACGGCCAGGGATCCATCTGAACGAGTGCGTACCGCTTGTGGAAACACGCGTTTTACGTCTTGAGCAATAACGCCAAAGTCTGCTTTCTGTAGGAAGTATTCATCTTCCCCTCCATGCTCATCTATGTAAGCATCTGTCCAGTTAAACGTTTTACTACCGATAGCAGTCACTATACCAAGTGGATCTATTACTGATTGGACGTTCTCTTTAAAACGTTTATCGGAACTATAATAAGCAGTAATATTATTAGTAGCTCTAATCTCACCAGCAGTACCGGAAGGACTGGTTCCTACACCGAAGGATGTCGTTTGAACAGTGTTACTGAATGATGCTACACCAGCGATTGTTAAACCAGCTCCACCTTGGATAGTGGACGTTACATTTGCAAATCCGGTAATAGTAGTATTACCAGCAGCCAACGTAGTAATGCCAGAAGCTGCACCAGCAATTGTTAGACTAGAACCCCCCTGGATCGTTGACGTGACATTAGCAAAGCCAGTAATAGTTGTGTTACCGACTCCTATTGTACGGGAAGATGTACTACCGCTCGCTAATGTTGCATCTAAGGTAATTGTAGGAGAAGCTATTGTCGACCAATATAAATTACCACTTGCTCCTCCTGACATAAGAACTTGGGAAGCTGCTCCAACTGAACCGTTGGCAGTGATTGTATTAGATTGTACATTAGTTGCAGTTATTACACTTGCAGCAATAATGTTTCCTGTTAAAGAATTTGATACTGTTATGTTCTGGAAAGATGCAATGCCAGTAAACTCAGGAGACGCAGTAAAGCTCGATACAATGTTGTTTAATATTTCAACATCTGTAGAAGAAGAGCCGGTTGGGGCTATTTCCTGACTTACTTGTATGGGTTCAGCAACTCCTCCTAGCTCACTAATACGGTCGCGGAGAGTTTGTCTGAAATTGGTAACGTTTTGTTGAACTGACATTATGGATATTGGCTAAGCTGCATAGTATGATTGGGGAGTATTGTTATAGTGCATCCACAAGAAATCTTTTTCTTTGGATTGCGTCTCAGCAGTTTTCTGTATTGGAGCTGGAGGCGCGCTTGGCTGAGTAGGAGCTCTACTTTGTTGAGCTTGATTCACCTTACCTATTGCATCAGCAATCATAGCTGATCCTCCACCCATTTCCTTCTGTAATGCGTTGAGCTTTGCAATCTGGTCCCCTGTCATAGTCTTCGATAGGTCAACGCCCATCCTTGAAGGATCGAATCCAAAAGCAGACGCAAACGTACTTCCTAAATCTCCTGATCCAGGGGCAGCGTTTTGAGTCCCACTAACATTGACCGCTCCTTTTCCTGGAATAGTTTTTAAACTACCCTCCGGATTAGCTCCATTGTCGGTACCGCTGTAGGCTGGCAATCCCTGTATATAATCTCTTGGATTAACAAAGTCGCCAGCTTGGTTCTTCATTTCTATATGAAGATGGGGGCCTTCAGAAGCTCCTGTACTACCAACTTTTCCAATATTCTGACCTTTTTTAAGTTTGTCTCCTTGCTTAACATCAATTGACGACATATGACCATATGTGCTGGTCATTCCGTTGGGATGTCTTATTGTAACAAACTTTCCTAGGCCACCCTTACCTTGATCTCCTGTAGCAATTACTTCGCCTTCCCCAGCCGTCAATATAGGAGCTCCCAGCTCTGCAGATAAATCAACTCCGCTATGCAAATGATCACTACGTTGCTCGCCAAATCTACCTTTCGATCTAGTGGCGCTTGGAAGAGGATTAGTAAAATCACTGCCAGCTGCTTGATTACCATTTGATTGATCTGCTGTTGCTCCTCCCTGATTGCCGCGGCCAGCTCCAGCTCCTGTTGCAGGGAGAGATCCGGCTGGCGTTTGAGCTGGTGTGGTTGTTGATGAAGATGGTGATGCATCGGCGGCTGGATTTTCTTCCAACTCTTTATCGAGATCGCTTAATAAACTATACAATTCGTATATTGTCAACCCGACAGTTAATGCTGTTGTAATAAACCCAACTGGTCCTGCAGCAAATCCTGCTGCTCCTATTGCAGCCGCTGCAGCAAACCTTGCAGCAATGTATGCGGCGACGCGTTGCATGCCTATTTTTGCAACTAGCTTACGGAGTAATTGTAATGTCTTGGAGAAACTAGCCTTGGATTTTTCAAGTAATGTCTTATTCTTAGCCATCTCTCTGTTTTCCCCAACAGATCCAAATTGGGTTAGAGGTTTGCCCTCCATTACTTTGGGACTTGGGGGAGCAGAAGAAGGGGTGCCTGTAACCCCAGGAGCAGCTGTGGGAGTTACTGCAGCTGCCTTAGTATTTTTAATAACTTTAGAGATGCCATATGCTGAAGCAGCTACTCCAGCTCCGACGCCAAGCTTTTGTAGAGTATCAATTGCCTCTTTATCGCCCGCTGCAGCTTTTCTTTGTAAGTCAGCTAGTTCTTCTCCTCCTAGCTCAACTCCTGTATATCCTGCAATTCCGCCAAGCGTTCCTCCAACTACCTTACCAAGAAGACCTCCCGGAGTATATCTAAGACCCGCATACATTCCAGCGAGAGCGCCGACTGGTTTAGCAGCTTTGGTTACATTTGTCGTTACGCCAGCTGCGTTTCCTGCTTTTAAGTCCTCCCAGGCCATCTGGAGGTCTTTTTTCATGCTGTTGTATAAATTAGGTAACCCAGTAAGGATTGCATTTTTGATCGTATCACTAATCAACGTCGCTATACCTGATACAGCAGCTTTCGTTCCTTCTTTTAGAGCTTTAGTAAGCCCCGAGTCGTCCATGAAACGTTTTATGTCTTTTGCATTTGCAAGAGCTAGTAACCCCATCAAGCTACCTGCAATTAACGGATTGTTTCCAAGAAACCCTAACGCGCTACCAATCAATCCTTCTTTTTTATTAGGATCTTGTGTGCCGGATATGGACGCTCTTGATCCTTTTTGTTCTAAAGCACTTTCCGTACTAAGATAATCGGAACGATCCCCAAACTTCTTATTAAGGGTTGCGCGCTGCAAGTTTAGTTGAGCTAAAGATATTTTTCTAATATCGCTCATAATGGAAGTCAAAGCACTCAACTGACTAGCCATGTTCTTTTGGTTGACTACGTTTTCTTTTGCAAACCCAAGACTGGCTTTAGCACTTTTTGCATCCCCAGTACTGCCACCAGTATCTTGTCCATAAGACTGTACTGTATTACGAATAAACGGCCCGATACCCATTCCGAGGTTGTAGAATGATTTAGCGGAAGGAACATCACGTGTAGCACGTCGAGCTGTTCCTTTGGCTGCGTCAGCGGTAGTTTTACCCAGACCCTTGCCGATTGCGTTTATTAGTCGTTTTGCCATTTATCGTTGCTGTTGTTTTTCTGATTCTTGTTCTAAGTAATTCTTTAGTAAGTCGATATAGATGTCTCTTTCGAAAGGTAACATATCTTCTATTTCACTTATTGAGTAGTGGTGGTGCTGAGCCATACTGAACATTGTCTGGTAATAGTTTGATATACTATTATGACTCAGCCCAACATAAAAAAATCGTTAAGATTTTGTAACACCACCTTCTTCTCGTTTCCTAAACTGTTTGTATAAGTTGTCTCATACTTTAGTTTTGGCATAGTTTCTAAAAACTTTTGTACCTCTTTAAACGATGATACGTCTAATGTAGCAAGGAATTCATCCAACTCTTCTTCTGTATAATCCCTTACATTGTATATGTTGTCAGCATCATATATTTTTTCAATGGAGTACTTAACAACTTCAAAATACAAATCTACCTCAGACTTAGCTTCGGCCAACTTATTCATCATATCCGTTCTTGGATAGCACAGAATCAATCCTAAGTTCTCATTAATCTTGACGTTGTTGTTGTGATCTGGATTTTTAGAGATCTCAATCAAATCTAGATCTACTTCTAACTTATACTGTTGTCCATCTTCATCATCTTTGTAGAACACATCAATTTTATTATTAACTGATTTTGCTCTTAGTTTAATAAACAAATACTCTAGATCAAACGTTGTTAATGTATTGACATCAACATTATCAATAATACAATTATTAACCACTTGTGTAATTGATAATACAATATCTTGAGAATTGCCAGTTGTCTGAGCCATTAGAAGAATCTTTTCTTCTTTGACCAAGAACGGGCGCATCTTAATTTTTTGACCCGTCGATGGGATCACTACATCAAATAGTGGATAATTAATTTTAGGAAGACTCATTTCATTTCACCTTTCAGGATATAAATTCAAATATAATTATTCGCCGCTACCATAATACCAATTATTATAGTAATCGCTGTAACTATCCTCCACTTTCGGAGGAAATAATGTTTTCAACAATGTTGTACCGCTATTGACAACGTTTAGAATATCATTGACATTTTGTGGTCTCTTTGTTGAAGAGATTGTTTGCAATACAGATGCATACTTCAATATAGATTGTCCTAATTGTAAGTTTTTGCTTGCTGTATTGTTGTTGTATGCTTTAGGATCTAGTGTACTTGGTATATCTTCATATTGCCAATTGCTGTAAGTAAATGTTACTGGAAATCTTACTAACTGGTTTGTATCATTCCAACCACGCTGCACGTCCCCTAGAAAAATTGGATAAGCATTGTGCAACTTTAATACGCCGACTTTACTTTGCGCTTCATTGTACACGTATATGTCAATTGTTGTTTTGTACTGATCTTTATACTCAACCTCGAAAGGGAGCTTACCAAAAAGATCGTTAGAAGAGTTACCACGCGGCAACTCATCAAATCCAACAATGCCATTCATCCACAGATAAAAAAACTTATGGATCAAACCATCGCTATCATTAATGAAGGAAAATTGTTGATCGGTGAATATAGGGAGATATGGCTTGCGCTCAATGGGCCCGATGCCGTATCTTTTTATTTCCGTTGTAGCCATACTCACGCCAGGCTGGGTAAATGTGTCAGCTCTATATGTTGCAAGAGATGCTATTTTTGCAGCTCCCGCCACCTTAAAAGAAGTACCAAAGATCTTTGGGGGCGTGAATACGATATGAGCCATCGAGGTTTTTTGTATTCCGTGCTTACGAATGTTTGCTCGAACGGAATCGGAAAAACTCTTATATTCTTGCTGACTGTAATTTAGTTCCTTCGGAGTACTTCTATTAAGCACGCCAAGAAGGCTGGTGTATCCAATTACTTGTTGTAGGGTTTTATTGAAATCTGCCATTTTTATCTTTGAATAATCGCCATTCGACTATCAGCATGAACTCGAGTTTTCGAGGCTTTAGTAAAACGCTCAAGCGGTAGGAATAATGCTATATCCCATAAACTCGCTGGCACCTGTGCCATATCTGTCTGTACTTGACTATTTAGGTAGTGTTTAACGCATGGCTTGAAGAATCTTAGTTTCGATGCACTACTAAGCGTTTGATATGTCATTTTCAATCTAACGTTTTTGTCGTATTTGTTTTCTATCACATAATCATACAACCCGTCCATCAAAGCCGCTCTCATAGGCAAAGGCAAGTAATGCATGTTGATTCCATAAAAACCATCTGGGGTTTTGGCAAACGGAAATACTAAAGGGAATCTATCGTAGTATGGCAGTTTGTTGGCGTGCTTTGGTAAATAACCAAACAAAAACATTTTACCAATAGCAGAGTTGGAAGATGTAGATGGAGAATCTTGGATAATCGTTGCGGGATTGGCTCGTTTGACTGAAGAGGCTTCATTCCGAAACCATTGTTTCGCTTCTTCTGTCTTTGTGGATGTAATCCCTTGTTTAGCTGCTTTGTCTAACAAAGTAGCAAATATATTAGCCATTGAGTGATATTCCTAAATGATTTTCGGTAAATATGGCAAATTTCCAGTTCTTGCTTTCGCAGAACTTTTTAGCTGCTTGCCACTTAGCATTATTTACACCCCAAGTCATAACCTCATTGATATATTTTTTGGTTTTTCTTTTCTGAGGTTCTGGTGGCATTGTTTGCTTTTTGGGCTTTATTTCAACGACTACTGTTTCAATGGTACCGTCAGGTTTACGTTGTTTTAACCAAAAATCCGGAAAATAGCGATGCACCGCTCCGTCAACGGGAGAGCGGTATGGAATACAAAATTCCTCGCTGGACCAAGTAATGACGTCTTGGTGGGCGTCTAAATAGTTCATAAACTTCAATTCCCATGAAGACCTGAACACAATGTTTGACGCGTCACCTTTATACTTGTTCGGATGCTTGGGCTTAAAAAAACCTTTATAACTCATATCAATATTTAGATGGCAAACAAATACGTTCAATATGGAGCAGTCGTTGCAACCGGTGTCGGTGTAGCTGCTGTGACAAAAGGCATTTCTACGGCTCTCTCAACGGGAGGAACGGTAGCTGGCGGTATTGATGCAGCTACATCTACAGCAACCGGAGCTGTCTCCAATCCAGCTTTCTTAACCGGAGTTGGCTTGGGATTGGCTGCTGTGGCATTAGGTTCTGGATCCAAGCGACCATCGCTAAGTTTTCCTAACTTAGCAGCAACAGCGGCCGTAGCGTTAAATGTTTCCAATCTTATCCAACAAGGTAAGGCTGCTGCTGCATCTCTTGCGCAAGGTAAGGCAGGTCAAGATATATCAAGTAAAATTGGACCTCCTGTAGCACTACGTTCTCCGTATGTTGAAGATCCTAGTGTTATGACGTCTACTAAACGACAAGCAAGGCAAACGCATAGGCTTGTATATCCAGACGACCTTACTACAAATTATTATATTAGGTTTGGTCTCTATCGCTACGAGCGTCTGGATAAAGCTAACAAAACTCTTAGCCAATCATCTCCTCATACAACGATTCGGCTACCGCTCCCTGCAAATTTAATTGATGCTATTAGTCTAGCATATCAAGATGTTGGGTTAGGCATGTTCGGGGGAGCAGCGTTTGAAAATTTGATGACTAGAATGGGTCCAGGGGGACAGCAAGCTTCTGGAAATGGCCAAGGAGAGATTATGAGACACGCAACTGCTGCGGTCGGAAGTCTCATTGACTTGACAAACGATCCTAATTTTATGACTGCTGTAGCAAGGCGTCTTGCAGCAAACGTAGATCCGGGTTTGGGAGCTGCTTTTGATTTAGCGACTGGTACTGCTCCTAATCCTCATATGACGGTATCTTTCCAAGGTGTGGCGTTGAAAAAATACCAATTCAATTGGAGACTATCGCCAAACAACGAAAAAGAAAGTAAAATCCTTGAACAAGTTGTCCGTAATTTACAAGCAAGCGCTTTACCAGAAAAAAATGGTAAGTTTTTGCTAACGTTCCCTGATGTTGTAAAAATTGAAATGATGCCTAGCAACTTGTTTATATTTAAACCAATGATGATAGATAACGTATCTGTTAATTATGCTCCGTCCGGTTCTCCTTCTTTCTTTAGAGGAGGAGATGATTCATTTGATAGGTATCCAACTGAAATTGAGTTGAGCATATCATTACGAGAAATTGATATCCACACAGCATCAGATTCTGACTATCAGACTATTCGTAATCTTCAAAACTTTTCTGATCCTGCTAATCTACCTTCAACTCAAGGCACAACAAACCGCTAATATATGGCAAACTATTTTGAAACCTTTGCTCTTCAACAATATGGAGAGAATAAAGAAGTCAGTCGTACGTTGACTACTCGCGCAAATATTGCGCAAAGTGTTTTAAAGCAATCAACTGCTTTCTATCCCTACACTCTGAAAGAAGGGGAAAGACCTGATACGCTATCGTTCTTGTATTATTCGAAGCCGGAATTGGAGTGGCTTGTATTTTTTGCTAACGATATTATTGATCCTTATTATGATTGGTATCTGAGTAGCGAACAATTTAATAACTACATTACCAGCAAGTATGGTTCAATTGCTATAGCTCAAACTCGCACTCACCATTACGAAACCCTTTGGCTTGGAGACGATACACGAATCAGTCCTGATACGTATAGTTTACTAACTGCTAATACTACTGTGAATTTAAAGAAGTATTGGGAGCCAATTGTTGATGAGTATGATAGAGCTATTTCGTATGGTCGTAAAAATTTATCCTTAACCACAACAACAAACCAAGTAATTAGTTTAAAGATAAACAATACTAATGGTACGTTTACTGAAGGAGAAGACATATATCAACAAGACAATGGTATTATAACATCTTCTGCTTCTTTGATAACGGCTAACTCTACTTACATGACGGCACAGCACGTTAGTGGCTCGTTTGTTACTACACGAAGCATTCTAGGCGCTGATTCAATTGCTAATACAACTCTTACTGATACCCCAATTGTATTAAAACAGAACATTCCAACAGAAGAGTTAATATACTGGCAGGCTGTGTCTTATTATGATTATGAAAATCAAATAAACGAGAGCAAGAAACACGTTAAGTTGGTTGGGGCTGAGTATGCGCCGCTAGCAGAAAATAACCTAGCTGAGTTAATGGGATAATATGGCGCTTAATGATTTTCCAGGCAAGGTTGTAATACAGCGCGCTGAAGTATACAACAGTCTTGGTACGAATTCAATTGTTAACAATCTATTATCAATTGATATATTTGAAGACATATACACACCTTATGTGTACTGTGAGTTGTTAATTATCGATTACAATAAACTGGCCTCTTCTTTGCCACTTGTAGGAGAAGAGTTTTTGTTAATAGATTTTAAAACTGAAGACGGTCAGATTATTAGTTATCAGTTTTATTTGTACCAGCAAGATAATGGCGCAATTATAACTAATAATAAGTCGCAAGGATACTCGTTGCACGGAGTAACGCTCGAGCGAGCTTTTGATACAGCTAAAACTGTTTCGAGGTCCTACAAAGGAACATATGCTAGCATTGCTGGCCAAATTTACGACGACTTTATTAAAAAAGATACAGGAAAAGAATTCAACTACGAAGGGTCAAAGAGTGTAGCTCGATATATTGTACCTCAGATATCTCCTTTAAAAGCTATAGAGTATTGCAAGAAAAGAGCTGTGCCAGCCGGTAACGTTTTTAGCCCGTATACGTTCTTTAGAAATTCTCGTGGATATAATTTTATATCATTTAACAGTTTATTTCAGCTAGCAGGCAACTCAAGCGAAAATGTTATCCACACGTTTGGTTCTCCTTCACCCAATCCCACTGCTGATGATAATGATACTGTTGGGGGTAGAAATATTCGCAATGATATAATATCATTCGAGCCTCAAAATAAGTACAACTCTGTTAATAAAATTGATAGAGGAACGTACAGCACAACGAGTTATAGTTTTGATTTGACTACAAAACAATTCACATTAAGAAAACAATTCAACCTGAGTGAAAATAAATCAAAATTTCAATTAGGAAGTGTTGGGGAGTTTAACACAGATGGGTTTTTGCAAGACTTCAATAATAGTCGTTGTTATGTAGAATACAGGCCAACTGATTTCAGTGTAGAATTAGAAGGTACTCAAACAGATTTCTTACCGGATGCTGTTGGAGAGATGAATGCTTACTTGGGATTATTTGGACAACAAGAAGTGCGGATGTTGTTGTATGGGGATTCTAATTTAACGTCCGGTCAAACATTAACCGTGACAATATATAAGCCTACGGATGAGATGAAGATACCTGAGGTAGACAATACACTTTCAGGAACATATTTAATATCGCGTATAAGACATAATATTATATTCGGAACGCAGAATACGTACCAATGCCATATTACAGGCATTAAAGGTGCTATGAATGATACATTGAGAGGGTTGCAAAAAAATGGCTGAAATGGGTAAACAAGGTTTTGTTTGGTTTTTTGGTATTGTAGAGGATGTTATGGACCCCCTACAAGTAGGACGTGTCCGAGTTAGATGTCATAACTTTCACAATATAAGCGATACGGTTTTGCCTACAAATGAACTGCCGTGGGCCCATGTTGTTCTTCCTACAACATCTGCTAGTTATCAGGGAAAAGGAATATCTCCTACATTCATGCGAGAAGGAACGACTGTTGTGGGTTTCTTTGCTGATGGGGAAAGTGCTCAAATGCCAGTTGTGTTTGGTACGCTGCCAGGAATTCCACAACCTAGTCCTGATTTTGTGGATTCGGAAAATATATCTCTTGAAAGTCACGATGTTAATAAATTGGCTCGAGGAATAAACAAGCTATCCCAAGCTAAATTAGAAGTAGGGATTGACGAGAACGTAGAGGCTCCTCCAGGGGCTTTCTTTGGAGCTCAATATCCATTCAATAAAGTATTTGAGTCGGAGCGCGGCCATGTAATTGAAGTTGATGATACGCCAGGAGCGGAGAGAATACACATTTACCATAATGCTGGTCATTATACGGAAATGGTTCCAGGATTAAGAACAGATAAAGTTAATGGAGATCATATTGAGATTTCTATGCAAGCTCGATACATTAAGGTTCGAGGAGATATGGCAATTATCGTTGACGGCACCACTAGTATTTTATCCGATGGGGCTATTACGATGGAGTCTAAAAAGCAAATAACAATGTCTGCCCCCTTGATAAATATATCAGGAACATTGGGAACAACAATAAACGGGGGATTGGTTACTATTTCTGGAACTACTACCACCACAATCTCTGGTTTGTTGGGATTATATCTCAATCCTGGATCTTCGAGTAGTTCTGTTGACGTGGCCACAGCTGGTGGTAATCTCTAAGGACAATATATGCCAAAAAGTGTAGGCCGTGTAGGATTAGATACAGCAGGGGGGTTATTGAATACTCCTTTAGTTCCTAATGTATTTGTGAATGGATTACCCATTGCTGTGGTTGGAACAATTGTAGCTTATCATGGCAAAACTCCTCACGATGCTGTCAAGATGGCTATAGGTAGTGGTAATGTATTTGCAGGAGGATTGCCTGTATGTGGAGCTGGAGATGCTGCTACGTGCGGCCACCTACTTGTTTCAACTTCTAACGTATTTGTAAATTAAATGACCACAATAACCACAGCTGAAAAATACACTACTACCTCTTTAAAAGCAGAGCTGTATAGTGACTTTTTTGTTGGATTGGATATCCATCCTGGTAAGAAAGATTTGGCGCGGGCCACAAACGAAGTTGCTATTAAAAGAGCTATAACTAACTTACTTCTCACTGATTTTGACGAGCGCTTATATCAACCAAACTTAGGGGCTAATTTAAAATACTTGCTGTTTGAACCAGCTGACGGGGAAACGTTGTCTATCATGCGTGAGCATATAGAGAATTGTCTTACAAAGTTCGAACCAAGGATCAGAATATTATCTTTGAATATAGGAGCCTCAGCTGATGAGCAGCGTATTAATGTTACGTTGATTTTCTCAACTGTTAACATACCCAAACCAATAACAATTAACCTAATTCTTAATAGAGTTCGATAATGGCAAACGAATCAATCAACTTAGTAAATTTAGACTTTAATGCATTAAAGTCATCTCTTAAAACTCATCTCTCAGGCCAAGCTGCTTTTCAAGATTATGATTTTGATGGTTCGAACATGGCCGTGTTGTTGGATCTATTGGCTTACAACACATACATCAATTCTTTCTATCTCAATATGGTAGCAAGTGAGATGTTTTTAGATTCAGCTCAGTTAAGAGATAGCGTTATATCCCATGCCAAGACATTAAACTATACTCCTCGCTCTTTCAGATCAGCTACAGCTAGAATTAACATTGCGGTCACGCCTTCTGTTTCTTCCAACACAACGACGGTGACAATTCCACGTGGCACATCGTTCACGTCTAAGGTTGGTTCAAACACATATACATTCACATTACCAGACAACCACGTTATAACTGGATCGAGTAATGGTGTGTTTAGCGTATCAAACGTTGAAATAAAAGAAGGCGTATTGATGACTGATACGTTCATATACAACCAAACAAGCAGCGATCAGCGTTTTATTATTTCTAATCCAACTGTTGATACAACCACGCTGAGAGTATATGTTACAGAAAATAATGGCTCTAACGTTTTATCTTATACACAAGCCAATTCATATTTAAACATTGATTCAACTTCTCAAGTATTCTTCTTACAATCAGCAGAGAACGATTTGTATGAAGTTGTTTTTGGTAACGGTACACAAGGACGTCCTCCTTCTCATGGCGCCGCAGTTTCTGTTGTATATGGAGTAGGTAACGGAGAGCTTCCAAACGGATGTGCTCTGTTTAGTTCCGATGATGCAATTGATGGCCACAATAATGTTGCTATTACAACTGTCTCCGTGGCTACTGGCGGTCTCGTACATGAAACAACACAATCGATTCGTAAGAACGCGCCTCGCTATTTTCAAACCCAAGAGCGTGCAGTTAATGCAGCTGATTACAAAACGTTATTACAATTAGCTTACCCAGAAATTAATGCCATTCACGTTTATGGGGGTGAGGAAGAAGATCCACCTCGCTACGGCAAAGTCGTTGTCTCTTTAGATATTGTAGACTCAGATGGAGTTTCAGAAAGCAATAAAACTGTATATCAGAAATTTCTAAAAGAGCGTTGCCCGCTTACCATCGATCCGGTATTCATCGATCCGGAATACTTAAACTTAGAAGTGTATAGTGTTGTAACTTATAACATTAACACAATAACTGTTTCCGAAAACGATCTATTATCCACGGTTAAATCTAAAGTACGTGTTTTCAACGAACAAAATTTAAACGACTTCAATACTACATTCAGATATTCCAAATTAGTGGAAAGCATTGATAGTGTTAGTACTAGTGTTTTAAGTAATGGCACAGAGGTAGTACCATATAAAGCTCTCAATCCTGTATTGAATAGCCCTTCACCATTTACCGTACGGTTCAATAATAAACTAAAGATCTTGAACTCTGCTTACATTCATCCGTACGTGTCTAACCACGCCGTGACCTCTACATACTTTACATATAATGGGGTTTTATGTAGAATGGAAGATGATGGTAATGGAGTAATGCGTCTTGTTTCATTAGAAACCCAAGACGGTCAGCATGTCACTGTAATTAATATCGGTACTGTAGATTATGATACCGGTACAGTATTCATTAACGGTTTAAATATATCTTCCTATGAGGGACCATATATTAAAATGAGAGCCGTAACTGATTTGCATGATATTGATGCTATGTTAAATAACATTATCCGAATAAAAGATGAGGATATTTTTGTAACGGCTAATGGTATAAGACGATGAAGTACACGTATGGAAAAATTTCTCCTTTAGTAGAAACACAGTTTCCTGCTTTCTATAGAGAAGAAGGTCCTCTATTTGTATCGTTTGTAAAAGCCTACTATGAATGGCTAGAATCAAGCGGGAACCCTCTTTATTACTCAAGAAACCTTTTATCGTTTAAGGATATAGACACAACCCTTGATCAATTTCTTCCTCATTTCCAAACAATGTATTTGGATGGAGTGTCTCTTACTGGTGTAGAACAAAAACGCGATGTTATAAAACACGCATTAGATATTCACAGAACAAAAGGAACGATTCAAGCTCTACGTCTTGTATTTCGTTTGCTTTTTGATGAAGCGGTAAACGTTTATTATCCTGGTAATGATATTCTGAGAACATCAGACGGCAAATGGACTGTACCAATTTATTTGGAATTGTCTATCAGCAGTAAGACAGTTGGGTTTGTAGGAAAAGATATAACCGGTACTGTATCGGGAGCAAGAGCTTTTGTAGAAAGTGTGGTACGACGCAATCACAACGGTAACGTCATTGATGTTGCATATCTATCTAATGTTCGCGGTCAATTTATTACCGATGAATTAGTGAGTAGCGATAATGTCGTTGAAGGCAGTCCTAGAATCGTAGGATCATTAACGTCAATAGAAGTAACAACAGCTGGTAGCGATTTTGAAATCGGTCAAATATTGAATGTTACGTCAGATCGAACAGGCCGTTTAGGAAAAGTCCGCGTTACAGACGTTGGTGTTAGAACTGGTGAAGTTAACTACAGACTTCAAGATGGTGGATTTGGATATACTCTGAATGCTAATGTGTTCGGCGACACTCAGAAAGTATATGTGTCAGCAAACGTTCTTTCAATAACCTCGTTCACAACCAGTAACACTTCTATAACAAACTACAGTGAATTTAGTACCGTAAGACAGCCCCTCGTAAACGTAGCTTTCTCAAGTGCTAACGTTACTTTTGCCAATGGTAGTTTAGTGTATGGAGTCAATTCCACAGGGGGCTACGTTGCTGGGGGATTCATTCTTGGGGCAAACCAAGTAACGACAACAGGCTGGTTGCTGATATCTCCACATAGTGTTGCTAATGTCGGTTTAGATACAATAACGAGCGCAAACACTTTATCTGGATCATTCGTTGTAGGCGAGATGGTATATCAAGCAAATGCTTCAGGTAATGCTGCTGTCGGTGTTGTGGTATATGCTAACAGCTCTGCTGCAACACTAGACCAACGCTTTGGTCCTTTTACTACCAATACTTTGCTAGTTGGCAAAACGTCACATTGTACTGCTAACGTCACTACTGTTAGTACTCTAGCATTTGATAATACAAACTTCAGTAATGCGTCTATCACAAAAATATATGCAAACGCCACAACAAACGGAGCTGTCAAATCTACAGCTACGGATATAACAGCAGTTGGTACTGTTGTTGGAAGTAATTCCCAAGCAGTAGGCGTTTACAGCATCACAAATGCGTTTGTTGCTGATGCTTCAAACCGCAATTACATCTACGATACATCGACAGGAGCACAAGCAGTTGTTACCATCATAAGTTCTGGTAGCCCTGGCGGATTTAAAATTGGTGGTATTTCAAATACAGAAATTGTTTTCATAGGAGCAGATAGGCTTAACGGAAATAATAGCGGTAACGTATCTTTTATGTCCATTAATTTGAATGCTAATAATTCTAATGCTGCGTCAAATACTGGCTATGGGTTTGCCCGCCTTCCTGCTGCAAATAGTTCTTCCGTAATAGGAACAGCTCTTACTAAAATACCATTAACAATCGGTTCTATTATTTCATTGACAGAACGTAATCCTGGTAACGATAATACAGCTCAGCCTTTTGTTGTGGAAATAGAGAAAGCGATTGCTGCTTATGGCAAGCGAGAAATAATTAATTTAAACATTACCAATCAAACGGCTGGATTTAGAGACGGAGAACTCGCAACTCAATCAATCATAAGTCCAGGAATTTCTGCAAACGTTGGTAGTGTTTCTGGTACGTTCGATACTGCTGGTAGAGAAGTTGTCACTCAAGTTCGCTCCGATGGTAATACAGTCTATGGTGAGATTTACTCCGCTGCTGTAATTGGAGCGAATGGATCTTTACGTATCCTCGTATCAAATACAGCAAATACGTTCGATGTATCCAATACCATTGTGGGAACATATTCGGGAGCAGTTGCTACGCCAAATGCAATTGTGGCAAACAATCTTACTATTAGTGCTAAAGGTATAATTGAATCTTCAAACAGCAGTTTAGTTACACTACGAAGAATATCGTTTGTTAATTTCATTACAGGAACAGTTCTTGTTGGAGCGGAATCTGGCTCGACGGCCAATGTTGTTTATATTACGGAAGATGCGTCAGCAAATGTTCTTGGCAATAATGCTGTCGTAGAAGCCGCGGCCGGTATTACAAACGGAACACTCCGATCTGTAGAAGTAGTCGATTCGGGATTCTCTTATCAGAGCGGCGAATACATCACACTATATGCCGACAATAATCCAATCGAGGGTGCTGGATTGGTTACTCTTGGTACGCAAGGTTCAAGCGAAGGGTATTGGAAGGGTCAGGACGGCTTCTTGGACAGCAATAAGTATATCCAGGACAATCATTACTACCAAGAATACTCATATGAGATTCAATCTGGTATCGATCAGAATAAATATAATGATTTTGTTAAAAACACTGTGCACGTTGCTGGCACAAGGATGTTTGGATCATTCTATAAAGATTTAGTAGGACAAAACGCTCCGGTACGTGTAGAGGCCACATACCCAAAAATCACTACGCTAAGTTTAGGTAGTATTGTGGGAGACTTTACTGCAGGAGAATTGGTCAATCAATCCAACGGTACATCAAATACAGCAAACGGTTATGTATTATCGTTTAGTAACACCCTAAATACCTTACAACTTATAAACACTGTAGGGACATTTGTAACGTCCAACGTTGTTACAGGAGCAAACTCTTCTGCTCAAGGTAACACAACAACCATAGAGATTACTATTTCTTAATATGTCAAAGATTTTCACGAATCGTTTTAAAATTAATGCAATTAATGCATTAGTTGCATCTCAGCCTGCGTATTTTATTTTTGTTGGCCGTCATACGCCTTATGATAACGAATCTATACCTCCTACCCTCGTCGATAACATTCAGACAACATACGTTGACGTCTACGACCAAATGCTCTTTGCTAAAGCCGTCGAGCAAACGGATGTATCATTCATGGTACCGAGAGTAGATTGGACATACGGTACCGTTTATAACCAATATGACCACCAATCGACTGCTCTATATGATACATCGTTTTATGTAAGCGTTGACTCTGGTAGTGGATATGATGTATTCAAATGTTTGAGTAATGCAGGAGGGATTCCTTCTACTATTGCTCCTGATTTGGCCCAAACGTCTGCTAGCGATGACATATACGAAACATCGGACGGGTACCAATGGAAGTATATGTACTCTATTACTAATGCCCAGTTTGATAAATTTGCCACAGCAGATTTTATTCCTGTTATAACTAATGCAAACGTTGTAGCAAATGCTGTACATGGTTCTATAGATTATATTGATGTGTCATATGAGGGATCTAACTATGATTCGTACACTAATGGAGCTTTCCAGTCTGTCACAGTAGCTGGTAATACTCAAGTTTTTTATATTCAATCAACCGCTTCTGCTAATTCTAATTTTTATAACGGATGTGCAATCAAAGTAACGTCGGGAACAGGGACCGGTCAGCAGCGTACTGTAGAAAGCTACACAGTAAGTGGTTCGACAAGACAGATTGTTATCAATACAGCTTTTGATGTCAATCCTACTACTTCCTCAACGTATGAAATAACTCCAAATGCAGTCGTTGTAGGAGATGGTTCTGGCTTTATTGGAAGAGCAATAGTAAACTCTACATCTAACTCAATATATAAAGTTGAGATTACTGATCGGGGTACAGACTATACATTTGGATCGCTAACATTTACAGGAAATACAGGTGGCATTTCCAACACAGCAGTTGGTAGAGTTATTATCAGTCCTCCCGGAGGACATGGTAGCGATGCTACAGAAGAGCTTGGGGCTCATTATATGGGGCTAAGCGTTAAGTTCGATACATCTGAAGCAATCGCAAATGGTAAAGTATTTGATGTTAATGATTTTAGAGTGATAGGGGTTCTAAGTAGTCCTCTACTCGCAAACTTAGAGCTTACATACACTGGGTCAATTGGAACGTTTGAAGTTGGTGAGCAAATAACTCAATCAAACACAGGCGCGAGTGGATATGTTACATTTGCAAACACTACAGTATTGAGAATGGCAAATGTTAGCTCTAGCAATAACTGGTTTGTACCGGGAAATTCAATATACGGAGTAATAACTGGGGGAAACACCGCCACGACTGCTCAGGTAGTTTCGGTTAGAAACAACGGTAGTGCCAATCTATCAGCAAACCTTGCTTACATCAACCAAACAACAACTTTAAATGTATCCGCTGTGACGGGGACATTTACTGAAGATGAAATTGTTACTGGAACAGGAAATACAGCAACATCGAATGCTGTATTATATAAAGCCAATAGTTCCGTAATACACATTACAAACGTTAAGGGTACTTTCGGGGGTACATTAACAGGCGCCGATAGCGGTGCAACTGCAACAATAACAACAACTCGTCCCGGAGACTTTGTTGTTGGTAGCGGAGATGTTGTCTATATAGAGAATATTACCGCGATAAATAAAAATGCAGGCCAAACAGAAAAAATTAAAGCAGTTATCGAGTTCTAAGAGGAAGTCATGCCACTTGACAAGCAAACAACAACATTAGCCCAGACACCATACTTTGACGATTATGATGAGACGAAGAACTATCACAGAGTTCTTTTCAAACCTTCCGTCGCCGTACAAGCACGTGAGCTAACTCAACTTCAAACAATATTACAAAACCAGATTGAAAGATTTGGGGATAATATTTTTAGAACTGGTACCATTATTAAAGGTTGTTCTTTAACGACTGATGATCAATATTACTATGTTAAATTGTTTGATACTCAAATCAACGGCAATTCATATACTCTATCTGCACTTACTAATACCTACGTAACAGAATCGTCTTCTAACCTAACCGCTGTATCAGTAAATTATAAAACTGGCGGACAGCAAACGGATCCTGATTTAAATACACTGTATATTAAGTATTTGAATACCGGTACTGGTGGCCAGAAAGCTTTCAGTAATGGTGCAACATTAACAATATACAATCGTAATTACCGCGTCGAGACTATTGCTATCAATAGTGGCGGTACCCTATACTCAAACAGTGACACTATTGCATTCAGTGGTGGCGGTGGTGCTGGCGCAGTTGCTGGTGTTACTACTTACGCTAACGGTACGCTTAAGTCAATTGAGATTACAGATAATGGTAGTGGATATACTACTTCTCCAACAGTCACAGTAACAACAAGCACAGGCTCTGGGGCTAATTTAACATCGTTCAACTATCTCGCTCAGATCGCTGTTGCTAATAGCCTGTACACAGCACCAACAGGACGTGGTTATGCAGTTAAAACGTCCGAGGGGGTTATCTATCAAAAGGGCCACTTTATTCGTGTTGGCTCGCATGAGGAAGTTGTATCCAAGTATAACACATCACCAAATAACGTCGTAATTGGCTTCCATACAACAGAGGCAGTTGTTAACAGCAACTCCGATCAGACATTGCTGGATAATGCTAATAACTCTACTAACTACACAGCTCCTGGTGCTGATCGTCTAAAACTTACTGCTAACCTAGTTGTTCTTTCGACTGCTAACGCTGCATCTAATAATGACTTCCTTGCATTGTATGAGTTTGAAAACGGAAGAATTATTAAGGACAGAACCACTACACAATTTAATTCGATCAACAAAGAACTCTCTAAGAGAACATTTGAAGAGTCAGGTAATTATGTTGTGGATCCGATTCCGATGTACACTGAATCGATTAGCGGAAACACAACCCATTTGAATTTGGTGATTGGTGCTGGTTTAGCATACGTGGAAGGCAATCGCGTTCAAATTTACAATAATACTAAGATTCCTCTACGTAAGTCAACTAATACGATTACTAACGATGCGCAAACAATATCTACCAACTATGGTGGCTACGTTTATGTTAAAGAATTGCTTGGTAACTTTGATATTAAGTTAGGAACGACTGTCACGCTACGTAGTACAGCAGGAACAGACTTATCAGATAATGCCGGAGGCTCTCCTACGACTCCTGGTACCCAGATTGGTACAGCTCAAGTACGTTCATTGGTATTTGATGCCGGCACTCCAGGTACTCCTGATTGCCAATATAGACTTTACATTTATGATGTGAAGATGAGCTCAGGGTTCTCGTTCAAAGATGTAAGATCTATTGCAGTTGCTGGCGTCGGTGTCGCGGACGTTGTATTGAACGCTGATAATTTAGCTGTAATAAACGACATCCAGTATGATTCGTTGATTTTTAATACTGGTACGTTTGGTGTTCAAACTCTTACAAACGAAACGTTCATTAGTAGATCACAGACTAACGCTGCATTTGCGGTTGGGGGAACCTTAAGCACATCATTCTCTGGTGGTAATACTCTTCCATATTCTGCTGGATCGACATTGAATAGCGTACAAGAACGCGACTTCATTGTTATCCCTCAGACAACTCTTGTTTCTTCAACAAACAAGACTGGAACTGTTGCTACAACAAGCGGTGCAAATACTGTAACTGGTACAAGTACATTATTCACTTCCGAATATTCTGTTGGTCAGTTTATTAAAGTTGGTACACAAGATCCATTACGTATTGTTAAGATTTCAAGCAATACATCTATTCAAGTGGCTAACAACTTTGCTGCTTCTTTGTCTGCAAACGTTCATACTATTGCTTATCCAGCAAACGTTCCAATCGATTTCCAGAACCAAGCAGGAAAATCAATTGCTATTGATGGAACACAAACAACACTGACGTTGAATCTTGGCCACGGTCTAACAGGAACTGGTACAGTTTCTATCTACCATGATATTCAAAATGAAAGCCCAGCTGTTAAAGTTAAGACAGTTAAAAGCCCAGTGTTTGTTAAGCTGTCCACAGCTGCTACAACAACATCTACAACCGGACCATGGTGCTTAGGTATTCCTGATGCATATGAAGTAACTGGAGTATACGTCGGCTCTGCTAACACATATAGCAACACAACAACAAACTACGTAAACGAATTCTTCTTAGATAGCGGTCAGAACGACAACTATTATGGTTTGTCATATTTGAAGAAGCGTCCAGGCTCAACGCTAGCAATTGCTAATACAAACTGCTTGTTAGTATCGTTGAAAGCATTCACACATGGTGTTGGCAAATACATCTCTACAGAATCATACGCTTCAGCGATCGATGATGCTACAGAGCCATTACCATCTAATAAGATTCGTACGCAAGACGTTCCTGTTTACACATCTCCAAAAACTGGTAAAGCATATGACTTGCGTGATGTAATTGACTTTAGACCTATTTGCTCTAATACGGCAAACGTAAATGCAACTGCAGTTGCAGGAGCTACAATCGATCCATCTACGACAATTACATTTGCTTCCGCAGAGAAATATTTTCCTTCTCCTACAAGAGAATTTACCGCTAGCGTAAACTCATATCTGGCAAGACAAGATAGAGTAGTAATTGACACATACGGTGGTATTACTGTAACAGAAGGCATTCCTGCAAACAACCCTTCTGGTCCTTCAGAGCCTAAAGGCACAATGACAATTGGTATGGTCAATGTAGCACCGTATCCTAGCTTATCTGCTAAAGATGCAGCTGATTCGAGCCGTACTGATCTCGGTGTTTATATTAACCCGATGCAAAACAAACGCTATACGATGAAGGATATTTCCGACATCGAGCGTCGTATTAATAGACTAGAGTATTATGCTCTACTGAATACTCTAGAGCAAAATACTAAGCAACTTGTGTTGCCTGGAGAAGCAAATAGCTCAATCGAAAGATTTAAAAACGGCTTCTTTGTTGATCCATTGACAGATTACAACGTATCCAATCTTAACGATGCTGAGTATAGTGTTATTATTGACACAAACAAAGGAGTTGCTAGACCAAACTTCAGCGATGTAAAAATTGATTTAGTTTACGATTCGGCTAATAGCACAAATACTACCAAGACGGGAGATATTGTAACGCTAAGTTTTACAGAGAAAAATCTCGTACAACAACCGATAGCAAATAAGATTCGTACTCTTGTTGATCAGTTCTGGAAGTATAAAGCAAACGTTAGTTTGTATCCTCCTTATGACAACTACTATGATATTACACGCAAGGGTGTATCTATTACTGTTGATATTGCCACTCCGTTGAATGCATTGGCTAGAGCAACAAGTAGTGCGCTTTCCCAACTTAACGTGTCTACCAACTTAGACAGCGTGGCTAACGTTGGTAATGCAATATTTGTTGGTATGAATGGTACGAACCGTGTATTTGAGCAAGACGTTCTTAAAACGTTTACAGATACAAAAGTCAAAATCAATCCTGGTCAAGAGTTAATTACTCAACAGAACCTCGGGGATTATGTTACTGACTTTACGTTGAGACCTTACATACGGGAACAAAGAATATACTTCTTTACAGCTGGATTACGTCCAGGAGCAACCCACTACGTGTTCTTCGATAACGTCAACGTATCGAGCTACGTCACACCAGCCAGCATAACTGTCTTTACAAATGTTACGGAAAATTCATTTACTGTAACTGGAGCGAAGGGGGCTGCATTAGTAGCGGGCGATAATGGTCAGTTAGCTGGTTATATCGACCTTCCTGGCGGTACATTCTTTGTTGGTGAGCGTAATGTTGTTATTATGGACGTCGATGCTACAGCTTCGGAGACATCAGCTACATCTAAAGCCGTTGGTTCATTTGTAGCGTACGCTTATGGTGTTAACAAAACAAACCTATCACTCTCTACGAAGACTATTGATGTAACGTATGATAATTCGTTTGGAGTAGCTAACTATACAAACACCTATGTTGTTTCTGATAAAGTAAGATTTGAACGTCCGGACCCTCTATCACAAACGTTTAGAGTGCAACGTCAATTGGCTGATACTGATGGCGTATTCATTACTGGCATTGATGTATTCTTTAGGGCGAAGGATGCAACGCAAGGCGTTACCTTAGAATTACGCGAAACAAATAATGGTGTACCTTCACATATTATTGTTCCTTTCTCTCGTACACGACTGTCCCCTGCAAACGTTAGCGTAAGCGAGACAGCTTCAAATGCAACTTCATTTACGTTTGCTTCTCCTGTATATCTGAAAACAGAAACGGACTATGCAATCGTCATTTACCCTGATGCTAACTCTCCTGAATATACGATTTGGACGGCTGAGACAGGCGTTAAAGACGTAGCCAACACTTCGTTGATCAGTAACCAGAACTGGGGACTGGGAACGATGTTCTATTCAACTTCTGGTACAGCTTGGACGCCAGTACAAGACGAGGACTTGAAGTTTACAGTCAAGCGCGCTCTGTTTAATAATCTAAGTGGTACAGCAAAAGTACACAACGGAGATTATGAGTTCCTAACACTAGCAAATACAGAAGGATACTTTACTGGGGGCGAAACTGTTGCGCAATTAAGTAACACATATTTGAGTGGTACTTTTACGACTAATGTAGCGAACGTTGTTGTAGGTACAAGCTCAAGTCAAGCGGCTGCTCTATCAGTTGGCGATAATGTATTGTTTGTGTATTCTAATAATGCTGCTATAGGTACTGGTAATGTTAATGTAACGACTGTTACTGTTTCTAATGGCGGCGGTCAAACAACAGACTTCGTTACAGAATATTCCGCTGGGGATTTCATCCGCATTGGTAGCGATATCAGACAAGTTGTTGCTGTCACTAACTCAACATCGATAACAATTGACTCTGCGTTGAGCACTAGTGCTTCTAACTCAACTCATTACCGTATGGATCCTGTGTTTGATGTTAGCCGCGTAACTGCAGCCAACTCTTCCACAATTACTATTAATAAGGTACCTAAGTTAACAAGCAATGCTTCTATTATTGTTAATGGTCAAAAAGTAGTTCGTGGTGTTGTGAGTGCTTACGATTATGGTAATACAAAGATCTATATCAGTTCTTCAACGTCTGCTAATGATACGTTCAAGATTCAAACATCTAACTCTGCTTATAGAGGTACGATCGTTGGAGATACAAGTCAAGCGCTTGGTGTTGTAAGTACAGTCGATAACATAAAAGCTAATATCTTTAGACCATTAATTAATACATTACAAATACCTGGTACAACTGTTTCGTTGGTTGGAACACTAACAACCAATGCTGGTTCTACAGACACTAAATCTTACTTCTTAACTGCTTCAAGCAGATTGGATCTGGGAGATGATGCTATCATTAAGAGTAAGTCTAATGAGATTGTAGGATCTACAATTACAAAATCATTCACTGCTGACTTGCAAATGTCAGGAGCAACTACTGACATATCTCCATTAGTGGATATGAACCCATCAAGTGTTGTTCTGACAAGAAACTTAGTCAATAACGATTATACTAATGAGACCGGTCGTTTTGGTAGTGCTACATCTAAGTATGTCTCCAAGCGTATTGCGCTAGCTGACGGTTTAGATGCGGAGGATGCTAAAATATTCATTACAGCATATAAGCCAAGCGGTACTACAATTCAAGTGTATGCTAAGATCCTTAACTTCACGGATGGAGAGGCATTTGAGGATAAAGACTGGACATTGATGGATCAAGTGACATCTGGTGCCATATACAGTGATTCATTGAATGAGGAAGACTATAGAGAATATGAGTACACATTCCCTAAAACTCCTCCATCAACATTATTGTCTGGGGTCGTTACAACATACTCGAACACTACTATTACAGGCGTAGATACTACATTCTCTACAACAGTTGTTGCTGGGGATTTGGTCAAGATTGTTAAATCCAACACATTAACAGACTATGATTTGTTCCCTGTTGTATCTGTAGCGAATAATACGTCACTACAAGTAACATCTAACACATCGTTTACTGGGACTGGTAACACGATTGAGCTTGTAACCCAGAAGAAGGCTGCGTTCAAATATACACGTAACAATTATATTACTCGCTACCACGATTCAAACAATGCTGCATTTGATACATACAAATACATGGCAGTAAAGATTGTATTGTTATCTCCATACAATTACTTGGTGCCAACATTGAATGATGTTCGAGTGTTAGCGGTATCAGTATAAGGTGAGGGATGCTTATCAAAACAAACGACGCCAGTTTTATGCGCGATGAGGATACTACCGCGCTGATAAATACAAATAAGACAGCATATGATTTGTATAAACAGCAACGCAACACCATTGTAAGCAACCAAACATTAAAGGCTGAAGTTGATATGTTAAAACAAGACCTCAGCGATATTAAACAACTTTTAGGACAGATAGCACAAAATGTCGGTATCAATCGCTAACGTAAATTTATCTACAGATACATTCCAAAACTGGTTGGATAAAACCAATCAAGTATTGGATAAGGTATCTACCGTCGTTGTCACTACCGCTGCTAATACTGCTGGCGGGTTGACGGCTGGTAACGCAAGTGTTAATGGAATATTTTCTGCTAACGTAATTGCTGTGGGGGAAAGTCTACGTGGCGGTACTGTAACAACCGCAGCCAACCTTGCAATTACATCTAACGTTGTATTCTCAGGAGCAAACGTTGGTGGATCTGTTACAAACTTCAACTTATCGTCTTCTAACGTTGTTATTGATTCTGCTGTTACAACAATTAGCGGTGGTACTCTTACTGTTACCTCAAATGCTAACTTCAAGAGCAATACAATCTTTATTAATACGGCAGGTCGTTTAGGGGTTAATACTGGATCGCCTGACGCAACATTGTCTGTAGTTGGTACTGCAAACGTTTCTGGTAATGCTAAGTTTTCTGGTGTTGTTACTCTTGGCGCTAACGTCAACATCCAAGCAAATACAACTCTAACTCTATCGAGTGTTCCCAATAGCGGTTATTTGTTCTTTGGTAATACAAACTTACGCTACCTCGGATACGATGCTTCCCAATATGTGTTTGCTGTTGCAAACGTTGCTGTACAAGGCACGTTAATAGCAAACGCAATTACTGCAGCTGCAAACGTTACACTAGGAGCCGGGGTGGGCAGTGGGGTTTATATTGTAGGGGACGTCACTGGCAATGCTAATACTTTATCAAGATCAGTAACTGCTGGTTCGTATATGTCTGGTGGTGGAACATTATCGACAAACATCACATTGAATGCTAATGCTTCAGCAGCTGCCACAGCAAGCGTTCTTGTAGCACGAGATGCTAATGGTAGTTTCTCTGCTAACGTTGTAACTGTCAACAACATTACAATATCTTCTGGCACTCTAACATCAAACGTTAGTGGTACAATTACTCAATCTAATAATATCTTATTTGGCGGAACTGCATATCCTGGAGCCCTAACTTCTATTGGAAGTACGGTAGCATTAAGAGATAGTAGTGGAAATATTACTACCAACTTGTTTGTTGGTACAGCAACCGCAGCTCGATATGCTGACTTGGCTGAGATGTATTTGGCTGATCAAGATTATCCAGTAGGAACAGTTGTTAAAGTTGGCGGCTCAAAAGAAGTTACTGCATATACGGCTATTGACTACATTCGCGCTTTAGGTACAATATCTGATAAACCGGCTTATCTAATGAATAAAGACTTAGAAGGTGGCGTTCCAGTTGCATTAAAAGGTCGTGTGCCTGTTCGTGTGCTTGGATTAGTTAAAAAAGGCCAAGGATTAGCTGCAAGTGCTATTCCGGGCGTCGCAGCAATGAGTGCAATTAACTACTTTGCTATTGCACTAGAAGATTATGAAGACTTTACAAAAGAAGGGCTGATTGAGGCTGTAATTTTATGATATGAAAATACAATTTGTGAATTATTCCATGGCCGCAGAGGTTCTTGGAATTGATTATGCTTGGTTAACTCTCAAATCGTACTTCGAAGAAAACAATAAACACAAGACTCAGTGGGAATGGTTAGATCCAATCACTGAGTCTTATGCTTTTCACGTAGACGATCTCGTTAATGAAATTATAGAACGTAAACCTGATGTTCTAGGATTCTCTCTTTACGTTTGGAACGTTGGACTATCTCTACAGATAGCAAAACAAGTAAAGAACAAACTCCCTAATTGCAAGATTATTGTAGGGGGTCCTCACATAACATACAAAGAAGATATTAATTACTTTAAAGTAAATAATTTTATCGATGCTGTATGTAAAGAAGATGGTTATGGTGAGGTATTCCTTACGGAGTACTTGTACCAACTCGAACAACCGACTCCTGATCTTACCCAAGTCCCATACTGCATATATCCGCACAACGGAATGTGGAAAGAATCATTTGCAAGTTTCTACAAACGAGATTTTAAATGGCCTGTTCGAATTTACAAACACAACAAGGCCTACATCGATCGTCGTATAGAAAAATCAATTAAAGAAAATAAAAAACTCTACGTAGCTTATGAGACGTCGCGAGGATGTCCATTTGGTTGCACTTATTGTGAGTGGGGTGGGGGGATCAATTCTAAGGTCACTTTCAAACCAACTGAGTTAATTATAGAAGATATAGATTTTATACTTGGTTATGTAAAGCCATTTTTCTTTTCATTTACAGACGCCAATTTCGGAATTATTGACCGAGATGTTGACATTATTAAACATATATGTGCATGGAGAAAACGTGCTTCGGTTCCTAGTATTATGTACTTCTTTGGCCCGTCAAAAGTCAACAAACACAACGTATATGAGATTGAATCTCTGACAGCAGAATATGGAATGCTTTCCGACTACAAAGTCCCTGTACAAGATCTAAACAGAGATGTGTTGAAGAATATTGACAGAACAGATGAAGATTGGAAATTGCAATTAGAAAACTATATTAAGATTAGAGAAAAGCATGGTGGCAAAATCCGACTCGAGATGATTCTTGGCTTGCCAGGTGCTACTTTAGATAGTTACTACGAAGCCTTAGATTACTCGTGTACAATGGATACGTTTGGCAAGAGGTATGTTTGGCACTTGCTACCTACAACGCCAGCATCAAAAGCAGAGTATCGAGAAAAATTTAAAATACAAACTCTGAAAACAAGCTTTGGTATGAGAAGTACGAACGATGGTACCTTTACAATTTTAAAAAAGCATTTTGTTGAAAATTTAAATGTTGCTCGAGATCTTGTAGTTGATCCGGAATGGATGTGTCCTACAGAAATTGTAATTGAGACGATGTCTTATTCTAAAGAAGAATGGCTGACAATGTTTTTAATGGACTATGTTGTTCACCAAGCAGAAGTTGGAGAGTTACTTTCTTCTATTACAAAATACATGGCTAGTACCGGTATTCCTCATAGCGTATTTTATAGAAAGTTGTGGGATTCTTTTCTTTTTGCAGAAGGAAATGGCCTTACACCTACTCAGAATATCTTGCTTCAATCTATGTGGCAGCAGGGTTTAGAAAAAATACAAAAAGACGAAGCTGTTGATTTTGAATACTTCGATGTTCCGGAAAACTTCCCATTCCAAGTTCGCTGCTTGGCTGGCCCATTGTTTAACATTATGCTGTATAGTAATATTAAAGCGTTTTATATTGCACTTGCTAGATGGTGTAACATGCAGTTTGGTGAAGATCCGATTCGGGATGATTTAATTGTATATACTTCTTCTATGATTAAAAATATAAACTACACCCCTAATCAATATACTTTTTCTACTGAATATGATTGGTCAAAATACAGGACCAATGGCGTTTTTGTTAAACGACCAACAACATACCAACCAAACGACTTAGTGCTTTGGGGTGAAATGACAGATATAAATACACGAATAAAACAACATTTTTTATCTATTTGTTCGAATATGAATGGGACAAAACTTTTTGAAAAAATAAAAGTGTCATATCCAAAAAAATAGATAAAATAATAAAAGGTAAAAACATGGTTATTTTATTATCTCATACATTAGAATCCCAAACAGCTTTCAATGTACAGCAAGTCGTTAATACTTCTGAGCAGAATTCTTTTATCGAATCGCTTCATCAGCGCAGAGCTCTTTTTCAAGGCGATACTTCTCGTGAGATAAAAGATCGTTTAATAGACGTCGCCAGACAACATCCAGAAATATACGGACAAGGTGCAGGAGACCAATGGCAGCAAGGAAATTTTGCTACGACCATATTACAAGCAGCTGAAGATGGAACATTGCAATCAAAATTTATCTTTTGTTTTGAAAAAATATTCGATCAATTATTTCCATATGTTATTCAACAACTTCCTGCAGATCAAAAGACGTTATTGGTATATCCTGCCGTGAGTTACAAGCCCAAAGGCGTTGATCATTTTATTGGTTGGGCTGTCAATCCCCAAGATTTTGGAATAGAGCATATGGAAGAGCACGAGCGAATTGCAAAAGAAGCAGCGCTGCATTTATCTGAAGCTCATAATAGCTGGATGAGAGAAAATCAACAACAATATGATAAATTTTTTGATGGAGCTACTTCTCAAGAAGTAATTCAATATATTAAGGGATTATGAAGCATTGGCTTTTTACACGTGCCCAAAGTAGACCTCCTGATTGGGAACGTATAGCGGATAGTGTGAATCTTACTCCGATTGTGGTAAAATCAGAAACGGAGGAAAGATATTATACCGTTCCTGTTAATAAAACACTTGTTCCTGAATCAAAACATCATTATATAAAACAATGGCATCACGGTCAAACGCTAATGCAGTTTGATAAAGATGTAACGTCTCTTGCTGTTGTAAAACATAAAGATGGTGCAACAATTACGCAATCATATATTCCGGAAGTATTGCGAGATGAGTATAATAGTAGAATAATAGATTTAGATTTTCTCGAGCGCACTTTAGATAAAAAAGGATGGTGTGCTTTGGGAATGTTAGTTGAAGGAGATGAACCAGTCACCCAAACTGCTCTCTTACGAGACTCACGTTATATTGTTAGAGACGATCAATATAGATTGTTGTTTGCTGATACAAATGAACTGTGTGGATTGGATAGTCCTGTTAAGTCCCTGTTGTTATTTGTCGCTTTTAAATTGGGAAGAACAAACGCTTACATCCTTGTTGTGAATCCTAATATTGTTAGTTTACATGGAGAACTTGGAAGCGTTAATGAGCAACGAAGTGTAGCAGCTTGTGCTAGTTTTTCTAATATTGTACCGTGGTTTGCTTTTGCTCCCAGACTAAACTGCAATCTTATTAATAATAATACTATTGTTGTAAATAGGGGAGAACTGGAGCTTGCTATTGGAGGGGCGTCCATAATACAATATACAACTCTCCGTGGTGTTGAGAATTTAGATTTTACAGTAGAATGTTCATGGGAATATAATGTGGTTGATAACGTTATTAGAGTTAAAAGACAGCCCGGTGTTGGTTATATAAAAATTATAACCCCTTGTATTGATATGACAAAACAATATGTAACAGCAGAAGATAGAAAAATAACATTAGAATATATTCTTTTAGGAGTATGAAATGACAGCAGATACAACATCGACATTTACGTCAGGGACCGGCGCCCAAGGTACCAAGACAACCGTAGATACGATCACGGCTGCCCACTTCACCCAAATGTTGGATATTGTAGATTCGTTGGTCAGTCATGGCCATACATTCTATGATGATTATTCAACTAATTGTGAGTGTCAGTGTGGACGCGGTTCGCTATAGATGAATCGATTATAACATGAGTCAAGTGAACGTAGTAAAAATATACAGAACATTAAATGATGCTCAAAAAGAACGTATTGCCAATCATGCTGCAACAGTAGTTCAGCTGGAAGATGGTACGTTGAAGACAACCGTCGATACAATTATTACCCCTGCCGGTTTAGAAAAACAAAATAAACTAATAACTATTGTTCCGTCGGAAGAGGAACAAGTAAAGAGTTTTGATCAAGCAAAGCATCTATTCAGTAATTTAATTCATATGAATTTGTTGCTGACAAATGCTTGTAACTTGAGCTGTAGCTATTGTTACGAACAGCATAAAAAAGATTATGGTAGATTCACGGTTGAATCTGTAAAGCAATCATACGACTGGCTCAGCAATATTAACAAACAGCCGTTAAAGATTCTCCAGTTCTTCGGAGGCGAGCCACTAATACACAAACCACTAATTCAAGACTTCATTAAGACGTATGATGAAGAGTTGAACGCTAATTGGAATAATTATATTGGTACAGGGATCTCTATTTGTACGAATGGGTTGTTACTAGATGATGATTTTATTGATATGTACTTTAACAAAAAGTACACGTATATGTTGATTAGCCTCGATACAATGGATCTCAAAAAAGACTACAGAGAGATCACACAAAAGCAATTAGATACAATCCTTCACAATGTTGAACGTATCACTAAGATACCGAACGTCGGAGCAAGACTGACAATCCGCTGTACATTATCTGAAGAGACTGCTGATAGTCTACACGAATTTATAGAATCAATTTACTCAAAGGGAGTTAAGCGTTTAATTATTCACCCTTTAGTTCTCGACTCAAAACGCGGGTATATTAAATGGAGTAAGGATAATTGGAGTATGATGCGCGAGGCAATACTCGGATGTTTAGACAAGTATCAAGACTTGACCGTGTTGTTTAGTGAGGGAGTAGGAGAGAAGCAAGATAACAACTGTATGGTTGGTTCTGATATGATTGCTATTGATGGTAGTGGAGACTTCTCAGGTTGTTATTTCTTTACAAACCAAAAAGCTGCTGCTCACGAAACTATCCTCGGTAACATATTACAAGATAGAGTGTATGTAGACCGTTACATAAAGTTTCAGAAAATCTACAACGAGATGTTTGAAGTAGAAGAGCAATGCAAGGCTTGTGATTATCAAAGTATGTGTTACCAATGTCCGGCTGGTAATATTGATACTGGTCCACGTATGTTCAGACCAGATGATATGTGTCAAGAGATTGTAAAGTTATATCTTGATCTACAAGCAGATGTCGCAAAGAAACAATTTCGTCGTTTGTTTGAAATTAGACTCCAACAACTACAACTTGAAGGTGAGCAGCAAACAATAGCAGCTGGAGCTGACTATATGTTGGAGTACTTGAAGACTGGCCATAGAGTAATGTTCGATCCTTCTAAAGATAAACAATATAAACCATATAAGCAAATTTTATTAGATATTTGGTCGCACATAAGTGGAGAATCGAACGATAGTGGTGAGATGGAAGCAGTTGAGTTGTATAGATCGTTAGCCAAAAGAACTGGTATGTTACCAAAAGTTGTTGATGGAGATACGCCTGAGATAAGAGTATTTTATTTGCAATTGATTTCCACTATGATATTTAATGAGAAGAACCATGGATTTAACTAACATTAAAAGTGTAGTAATCTATCTTGGCGATACGTGTAACTTTGATTGCGTGTATTGTGATAGAGCATTCATAAGAGAAGATGTTGGTTCTCAGAATATGAAGAGTACAGCTGTTAATGATATTGTTGCTTTTATGGATGCAGTTGTTGAGAGCGAGCATCCGCTTCAATATGTGAGCTTCCATGGCGGCGAGCCAATGCTATATGTTAAGAAGATGGATCACATACTTGACAAGATAGCTCCCCACTTGGAAAAGATTGGTTGTAAGTTCGCAATGACTACCAACGGTTCGTTGATTGCAGAGAATGCTTGGTTTTTTGAAAAGTGGGCCGGTAAATGTCAGATTACTTTCAGCTACGATTTCAACTATCAAGATATTAATAGAGCCCCGGTTGATTTAGAAGCTGTTGCTAAGGTATTGCATGGCACTCGAACAAACTGCTTGTTCCAATTTGTTGTTCCCATCTCTACGCCCGGAGCATTAGACTTAGAAACTTCTACAGCAATAGTTAATGCTTGTAAACTCCTTCGTTGTAATGTTGTTAACTTGATTCCTCTTAGACATTATCGCGGTAAACAGAAGTTCAAAGTTCTACTAGATGATTTAAATCTCGATAGATTCATGTATGACTTTTCTAAGATGTTACATACTTTATATGTAAACGGTGTTGTATGTTATATTGACGGAAACTATACGGATATTGACAAACAATATTTGGACAACCATGGAAAGCTAATACTTGGACCGGACGGATATCTATATCCTGAATTTGATTTCCTCGAATATAAGCGAGATGAATTTAGAGTCGGTAAATGGAGAAACGGAATTGAATTGTATAGACAAGGAAATGAAGAGTCTCTAATTAGACCGGGTTGCACTAATTGCATCTCTCGTCAGTATTGCGGTTTGAAGTATCTCTATAAAATGTTTGACGAAGAGCCAAAAGGAAACTGCGTTAAGTTTTATCAAACCATCAACGTGCTTGTTAAGCATATGAACAAATTAAACCAGAAACCTTCATTATTACATTGGGTAGGAATAGATGAGTGAATATGTCGGAGAAGACTTTGAGCAATACCAAGATCATACTACGTACTTTCTCAGAGAAGACTCTTTAAGTCCTCTAACGTTTGATCTTTACTTTACTCCAACATACAAATATACTTGTCATGCTGGATGTCAGATTTGTTATATTAAGGATAAGTTAAAACAAGGGTTCTCTACGTTTCCTCAGAACGTTCCTTCTATCATATCAACAAAAGATGAGCAGCGCTGGTATGATGTGTTCGATCACTTCTACGTAATTCGTACAAACGATGATCTAACGTACCTCCGTCTCAATTATCCATACATATTTGAGTGGTACAAATCACACGGAGAGATATTTGAATATGGTATGACTGATAATGCTGTATTAACTCATCGTAAGACGCTGATGGATAATATTACAATGAAGGGTATGGCGGATATCAGTCTCAGCGACCACTTCCTTGTAAAGACAAATAAAAACAAACAGATTATAGAAGTGTTGAATGATTATGCTTCCAAATACAACATTGCTAAAATAAAGATTATACGAACAACAGACGGACCTGCTCCTCCTCAAGTAGAGGAGATTGTCAATTGGATGAATGAGCGGGGATTGTATAACTGCTTACAACACGATCTTAGAGATGATGCCAACGCAAGATATGATTTAGAAGGTAAGTATGATTACCAAAATACATACGTTCTAAGTCACAATAATAAAACATACCAAATATACAGAGAAGCAATCCACTTGTACAACGATCGCTTCTTTTATAGTATTGATGATGCTACCGATATTGATTGGGATCCGTTTTTCATATTTGATAAAGATCAAGACTTCAATCCTACTGAACTAATGTATGAGATGTTGAGCGGCAAGAAAAAGCTATACGGTAAATTTGCTAATGAAATCAAACCAACAAATAAAGTTGAGCAAAAGTTTGTCGATTACTTCAACGAAGTTCAGAAGTTTAAATTTAATCCTGATTTTAACTTTGTCCCTGAGTTTATGTTAAAATCTAATTGTAAGTTCTACCACAAATTAATACAGAGTGGGTTTAAAAGCTTCCAATACGGGTTAATTAAACCAAATTCCGGCGCTAAGACGATCCCGATTATTCAGTGGGATAAATAGCTTTAGGAGGGGAATATGGCTCAATCAGAAAGAAGTCAACAAGCTGGATATCCAAAAAATAACGACACAGGTAACGAACTTAGCACGGAACAATCGAGCATAAGAAGCAACCTGAGGTCTCGCTTCGTCACAAACAACACTGTTTTAGCAAGCGATGTGAATAACTTGCGCACGTTGATGAATGCTTTTCAGAGACATTATCACAGATACACTGATTACGATAGAATTCAAACATACGGTAATAATGGTAGCACCGGATCAAGAGATGTAGACACTTCTATACTAGGAGGATATTCTGATCCAGGTACTGTTTCTGCGGGAGATGTGATTACAACATCTTATATCAATGGTCACGTTAATGCAGCAAATGTATTACGAAGCCACAACCACGCTATCGACGACGCATAACCCAATACACTTATATTATGTCTTTTGCTAAATTTGAGATTAAACAAACCGGTCAAACATTCTATTATAACAACGATAGAAACTCCATTGTAAACGCGGAAGGACAGTCGTTATCCGCTTCACCGATCCACTCCGAAGAATGGTATGCTGAGCAAGCAGCTCAAAACGGTGTTATAACAAAAACTAATAAGCCTGTTGGGCTTCGCATTCTATTAGGACACGCTTGCAATTATTCTTGTTCCTACTGTATGCAGAAGGATATTGGAGATCCGAGTGAGCGACCAGAGAATTTCTGGACTCCTGATTTCCTTGAATCGGTAGAAAAGTATCTTGATACGTCTCTGCTAACTCGTATTGAATTGTGGGGTGGAGAACCATTTTTGTATTGGAATGATATGGTCAAAATAATGACCCATTTTGATAGTGAGAAAATATCGTGGTATATTTCCACTAACGGAAGTGCTCTACGACAGAAGCATGTTGATTTCTTCAAGCAATTGAAGTCGCCAGTTGCAATGGGAATAAGTCACGATGGACCAGGTCAGGAATCATTGCGGGGCGAGGATATATTCCAACGTCCGCAAGTTGTAGATGTATTAAAGCAACTAGATTTATTGTACCCAAAATTTCAATATAGTTTTAATCCTGTAGTAAGTAATACAAACTTTAATCTATTTGATATAAATGATTATTTTTATAAGCTGGCTGTTGATAACCAGTTGAAGAATTGTAAGATTAGTTTTACGCTCGGTAGAACATATGATGATACAGACTCCAAGAATAGTTTTGAGCATGTAATACATGGTGAAAATTTGAAAGCATTTAAAATAATAACAGAAGATTACATGAATGCCGCAATAGAGCAGTTGAAGAAGCACGGAAGATCTAAAACTTTACCTATATTACAATCTAATATTTTTGATGGGGATACTGGTGCAATTAAGTTTGCGCAATCTGTGAAGAATGAGCTTCCAATAACAATTACAACTAATTGCGGAGCTGATGCAAAAGATATATTGAGTGTGGATTTGAGGGGAAACGCTAGATTATGTCCTCACACACACGAAAAATACAATGGTGGCCATATATCTAATATCAAAGGGATAAAGATAGTATCGCTTGCTTTGGATAGAAAAAAGACACACTGTTCTGATTGTCAAGTTCGCCGGTTATGTAAGAGTTCATGTCCGATTGATTTTCCGACTGATGTATTTCTGAAGAATTGCCGTGTTGAAAAAATATGGTATGGAAGCGTACAGAATGCAGGATTCAAGATGTTATTTGGTTCAGATGTAGAATTGAAGGAAACGGGAATTGCAAGTGTATGATCGACACATCCCGTATTATTGCTAAACAGCAATCTTTATCTAATCACTCATTATTAGTCACAAACTCAATCCAAACAATCGACGATTTGCGGATATTCATGGAACACCATGTATTTGCAGTTTGGGATTTTATGAGTTTGATCAAGTCGTTACAGCATAGTGCGTGTCCGTCTACTAATTTTTGGGTACCAACAACTGGTACTCGTAGCTCAATAGCAAGAACGATTAACGAGATTGTATTATGCGAAGAGTCTGATTTGACTCCTGATGGTAAATCTTCAATAAGCCATTTTGATTTATATCTCCAAGCAATGGAAGAAGTTGGAGCAAATACAGAAGCAATTGTTCGGTTTTTGGAAGCAAAAGACTTTGCAGTTATTCCGGAACCGTCCCGTGCATTTGTTGAAACAACATTCCATACAATAGATCAAGGACCCCATTGCGTTGCAGCTTCGTTTTGCTATGGGAGAGAAACAATAATCCCAGCAATGTTTAAGCGAATCCTTAGACAGCTCAATATTTCTAGCCTCGATGCTCCTAAGTTTTACTATTACTTGGAACGTCATATCGAGGTCGATGGTGATGATCACGGCCCAAAAGCTCAGATGCTAGTTGAATATTTTTGCAAGAATGATCCGTTCAAGGCTCTTTGGGCAGAAAAAGCAGCGATTGAGGCTATAAATGCCAGGATAAAACTATTTGATCATATTGAATCTCTGGTCTTATAAATACACTTAGAATCCTATTTACACGGTTAAACCATGGCTATCAAAGCAAATCTAATAATTGATCAAGGCGCGACCTACGCAACCAAGCTAAACATTACAGATGCAAATGGAAGTGCTGTGGATTTGACGGGGTATTCAGCTGCCGCTCAAATAAGAAAGCATTACACTTCATCCAATTCAACCTCGTTCTCAGTCAGTCTTACACCGGCGACTGGGGCTGTTGTCCTGTCTCTTTCGTCTAATGCCACTGCTAATTTGATTGCTGGACGTTATGTTTATGATGTTGAGTTGATAGATGGTGCTGGTAGAATTTCCAGAATCATCGAGGGTACAGTTACAATAACACCAAATGTAACGAGATAAAGCAATGGCAATTGATACAACGAATCAAATAACTGTTGAATTTACACCAGTTGATACGTTCCAATCTACTGATATTTTAACAATATCAGGAACTACTGCAGTTCTTAATAGATTGGATGGTCTTGACGATGTTGTGGAAGGCGTATCGGTCGCTAATAACATGACTTTAGTGTACAATTCAGCAACAGATAAATACGTAGTACAAGAACTAAATTTGGACGGGGGAACGTTCTAGAATGTCAAACTTAATACAGATTAAACGCAGTAGCTCAACTACTGCGCCAGCGTCGCTAGCGAACGGCGAATTCGCCTACTCGTTTGCGACATCATCCAACACATTGTGGATCGGCGATCCACGCAATGTAGTACCAGGTACTCCGTTACGAATTGCTGGTGGTAAATACGCTTTCCTACATCAGGCGGGTCTTCAGGCCGGCACCGATGAAGGTGGTAAACTAACTGCCAACGCCGTTGTAATCACTAACGCTAATAACTTCCTAGATCAGTTTAAAACCAATACTATTGTAATTGGTCCTGATGGCACCACAAATGCAGCTGCGACGTTAGTTGTTTCAGGCACAGCAAATATTTCCGGTAATACAACCATTGGTGGAAATCTTTCAATCGTTGGCGGAACTACAATTGGTGGAAACGTAGCATTTGATACAGATACGCTGTTTATTGATTCGGTCAATAATCGTGT